GAAGTCTCCGACGTGCGCGCCCTCGACGATGCCGACCGAGAGCCGGAAGCCGTTGGACGACACCACGTAGTCCCCGGGCGCCGGTTCGTCGTCGGGCTCGTCCTCCGGCTCGTCGTCGTCGTCGTCGTCCTCGGCGCTCCCGAAGAGCCCGGAATCGAGCGCGTCCCCGCCGCAGTCGTCGCAGAAACGGACGGGCGCGCCGTCCATGTCGATGCGGCGGAGCGCCATGGTGGCATCCTTGGCGCACGTCCCGCTGCACGCGCAGCCCGGGCCCTCGCATTCACACATCTCCGGCAGCTCGTCCTCGTAGTCGGTAGGGGTCGGTTGATTGTTGCTTTGCATGATGTCGGTTCCTTGTGGTCGGTTCCTTGTCGGTTCCTTGTCGGTTCCTTGTAGTCGGGCTGGGTCGGTTCCGCGCGACATCAGTCGAGCCCCCGTGCCCATGCGCGAGCGATTCTCACGACACGAGCAAGGTCCGCGCTTGCACCGGGATCGTGCAGCTTGCACAGGCGCGCTTGTTCGCGCGCCGTCCAGGACTGGAGCGGGAGTGTTTCGCATCCGTAGCGGAGCGTAGGGACATCGCCTTGCCCTTTATAAACGTCCCATCGGTAATCGCCGCTTCCCCCAAGGTAATCGGCAGGCTTGAGGATGCGCGCGTGGGATGCGATGATCGCGCCGGTTTCGATGCGCGCGTGGGATCCGATGATCGCGCCGACTTCGATGCGCGCGCCGGCTCCGATGATCGCGCCTGCTTCGATGCGCGCGTGGGATCCGATGCGCGCGTGGGATCCCACGCTCGCGCCGTCTCCGATGCGCGCGCAAGCTCTGATGCGCGCGTGGGATCCGATGCGCGCGCCGGCTCCGATGATCGCGCCTGCTTCGATGCTCGCGTGGGTTCCGATGCTCGCGTGGGTTCCGATGCGCGCGTTGGATCCGAGGATCGCATAGGATCCGATGCTCGCGCAAGCTCTGATGTTCGCGTGGGATCCGATGCGCGCGTTGGATCCGATGCTCGCGTGGGTTCCGATGCGCGCGTTGGATCCGAGGATCGCGTGGGATCCGATGATCGCGCAAGCTTCGATACGCGCGCCGGCTTCGAGGATCGCGCCGGCTTCGAGGATCGCGTGGGATCCGATGATCGCATAGGATCCGAGCATGTAAGTTACGACGCGTCCGTCCGGGTTTGTGTGCGTTGTTTGTTTCATGGTGCTAGGCTTTCGGTTCGTGGTGGTGGTGTTCGTGTTCGAGACTAGCACACTTCTTCTATGGTGCGCTCCACGGTCTCCCATTCTCCGCACCCGTCGAAAGCACGCATGAAAACTTCTTGTCGGATCATAGGACAGGACCAGTAGTCTTCGATCTTCTTGGCGAACGCTCGCGCCAAGGCACGGGTAGGAAAGATGCGGCAGTGATCGTCCACGTCTTCGATAGGGTCAAAGTCGCTGTCAGGGCCGAATCCGTCCCGCAAGGTCCACCAATAAGCGACCCAACGCTCGGATCCGACTTCTACCCTACGCTTTTCGATGTAATCCCAAAGAGTCATTAGAGCACCCCCAGCGAGCGGGCGAGGATCCAAAGCGGGCCGACGAAAAGCGCCACGAGCGCGGCGAGCGCGAGCGCGCGGAGCGCGAGCGGCAGGAGCACGTGCGCGACATCGGCGAGCGCTTCCGCGGTGGCGCGGAGCAGGGTCGGGCGCATGGTGGTGTTTGTGTGGTGCATGGTGTTCTCTCTCGTGTTCATGGTGGTGGTGTGATCTCGAATCCGCACCAGTATAGCGCCCCCACGGCGCCGGGCAAGCGGAATCGAATAGAATGCCCCTAAACCCCTGCTGGAGCCTACTTTAGCGCTACGAAAATCCCCCGCCCCCATCCGCCCCCACGGTTCGCCCCCTAGCGCCCCCATATGGGGGCGGGCAAAATCGCCGCTCCTGCCCCCGTGCGGGCCGATTTTGGGGCGCTTGACCCCCTGCGCCCCCATCGCCCCCGCCCCTACATGTATAACGGGGCGCGTGTGTGTGTGCGGGGCGCGTGGTGCGTGTGGTGCGTGTGGACACACACACCACACACATATAGATGATACTAGGATGGGGGCGATGGGGGCGCTAGGCTAGAATCGGCGTTCCTGCCCTCTAGAGGGCCGATTCTAGCGCCCCCATATGGGGGCGGGCGCCCCGAGCGTGGGGGCGATGGGGGCGCATGCTAGGGGCGCACGGGAGCTAAACCCTTGCGGCGCATGGTGTTATGCTCATTCCGCGCCCACGAATCGCCGCCCTATTTTCGTGACATTCTATTCGTACCGAACAAACCCTAACACCGACCCTAACTGTACCCTAACGGCACCCTAACCCGAATCGCTTTCCGAGGCACGCCCCCCGTGCTAGGATGGGGGCATGGCGACACCACACCCATGGTAGGGGCATCGGGGGCAGGAGCCCGCCCCCATGCGCCCTGCCCCCGTGCTAGGGGCAGGGCACCACACCGCATGCGCCCCCATGCGCGCCCCCATGTGCGAGCGGGGGCTGGGGGGGCGGGCCGAGCGCTTGGCACGGCGCTTGCGTGCCGCTGCGCCTCCACGTGCGGGATCGCACGCAGCGTCCCCTCCCCCGACTTACACCGCGCGGGGCCAAAAATCCGGGGGTGCGAAAGTTCGGGTTTGATGAGGGCTAAAATCCGGGCCAACAAAAAATCCTGGGGCGTGGAAGACCGACTTGTTTGGCACACAAACCGAGGGCTGGATATCGGGGCAATATCCACGGGCCTGCGAAGAAATCCGGGATTTCCGCTTGACACCTGGCACGGAGTGTGCTAGGGTGCTATAGTCAGCACCAGCCCGTCCATGTCCGCCCCGCACCAACCGGAGGCCGACGCCCCCGCGCTCGAAGCGTTCCTGCGGGGCGCGGCCCTGCGCCGCCTCCAAGGAGTCGAGCGCCGCCAAGCCCTGCGCGAGCTGTTCGCCGAGGGTGCCCAGGCTCGTGCCGACGACTTCGACCCCGAGACGAAGCCGCACCGGATCATGGTCATGTGGCGCATCGCGCGCACGACCGCCATCACCAAGGGGCTCTGCGCCGAGGACGAGACGCTCGACGCGGCGACGGACGTGGACCCGAGCCCGTGGACGAAGCCATTCTTGCCAATCCAGGCCATCGCGGCGTCGAGCCCGCTGCGGCGCGCCCGGCAGTCCCGCCTGCTGCGCCTACACTCGGAGGGCAAGGGCCTGCCGCTGCTACCCCCCCGCCCTTTGTTTGGTTACCCGGACACCGTGCTCGGCAGGCGCGCCCAGGCCGAAGCGGAGGCCGCCCTGGAGAGGTGGTGTTCCGCAGCGGCGATCGTAGCGGCTGACCTGGGGATCGAGCGGTCCCGCGAGGGACTGCTGGGTCTCCAGGGCTTGCTCGACCCGCACCAGTGTGCGCGCTGCGACGTGCGCTCGGGCGAGGTCCTGGCCTTCGAGGAGATGGTGCTCATCGAAGCGCTGGACATCCTGCTCGACCACGGCGAGCGCGCGACGATCAAGCACTACCGCGAGACCTTCGGCTTCTCCCACAAGGAGGCCACCGCGCTCGTGCGCGTCGTCAAGACGCAAGCGCTGGAGCGCAGCGCGGCCTCGATCGAGGAGAAGCGCGCGCTCATGGAGATGCGCCTGGAGAACTACCTCGCGCGCTGCAAGGAGACGATGGACATGGACGGCGAGCTGAAAGCCTCGAAGCAGCTCGCGATGATCCAAGGCCTCACGCGCACCGAGCCCGAGAACATGGCCGCCGAGTTCTGGCAGGTCGTGAAGCAGGTCTCGCAGCGGCAGGACATGGAACGCCTCGACCCGACGACGCTCAAGCTCTTGGACGGGCAGCGAGCCGAGGAGGTCGAGGCTGTTGTGATCGAACCGACCGACAACGACGACCCCGACGACGCGGAAGCGCTCGCCGAATACGACAGGGAGAACCGGCATGGCTAACCAGTACCAGCCCCTCGTCGATGCGATGGAGCAGGGTGTGAAGGACATCCTGAACCAGCTCATCGACGGCACGATCGAAGAACTCGACGGCCCGATCCGCGACATCTCGTTGCGCCTCACCATGGCCGCGCGCAAGAACCGCCCGGACCTCGTGGCGATGTGCCGCGACCAGCTCGAACTCATCGTGCTGGAGAAGCGCCTGCGCCTCGAAGGCCAGGGCGAGGGCGTGCTCGGCACCATCCTGAACGTCGGCATCAACGCGCTCGTCAACGGCGCGATCGGCGCGCTCGCGTCGAAGCGGCTGTAGTCCCATGGAACGCCCGCAGTTCAAAGGCGACCCGCGCAACGAAGCGGACCTGCTCGCGTACGAGCGGGAGCTGCGGGCGTGGGAAGACGCGAAGGCCGAGGCAGAGCACTACGACGAGCTGTACAAGGCCGAGCCCGAGCCGACGCTCCAGGAGGCCATCGGCAAGTTCCTCGATGACCCGCAGTTCCGCGAGCGGTTCCGGGGTCCCGAGGGACTGCCCGGCCTGGGCGGCCCTCCCGGCAAGCAGGGCGCTGACGGCGCGCAGGGTCCGCAAGGAGATCCCGGCCCGGCGGGAGCGACCGGCGCCACCGGCCCGGGCGTGCCCGCCGGAGGCACGGCAAACCAGTACCTCGCGAAGATCGACGGCACCGACTTCAACACTCAGTGGGTCTCGTTCCTCTCGCCCAACGTCTTGCTACAACTGGCAGGTGTGGGATTTCCCACGCTCACGGGAACGGTCACGGTCGGGGCCAACAACAACATCATCAACAGCACCGGCGGCGGCATCACCATCGACACGGTGAACGACGAATACACGTTCGTCACCGGCGGGAGCTACCTGATGGCGTTCACCGTCAACATCGACACGGCATCCAGCACGACCACAGAGTCGCGCGTGCGCACGGTCGCGTACTTCGAGATCGACACGGGCTCCGGCTACTCGCCGCTCGGCGTTCCGCACTACATCTCGGAGGACTCGGAGTTCTCCGACAACCAGACGCACACGATGATCTTCCCGTGGGTCGTTCCCGCCGGAGCAAAGGTACGTCTGCGGGCGCAGAAGCTCGGGGGCGGGGACAGCCTGTTTCTCATCGAGCAGAACTGCATCGCTTGGTTCATCAAGCTGGGCAACACCGGAGTCTGACCATGCTCACCACCTGGCTCGTCGTCTCGTTTCCCATCCCGCCCAAACAGGGAGGCACCTACCAGTTCGGTGTCGTCACGGCTGCGGATGAAGCGACCGCGCAGCAGATGGTGTTCGATCATCTGGTGACGCTCGGGCTCGACCCGACTCAACACTCACCGCGCGAGGTCGGCTTGTCCGAATGGTTCTCGCGAACGACTCTCTTCGGCAAGACCAAGCTCTACTTCGGGTGAGACGTGCAACTTGGAGGCTTCACCGTTACTGCAACGAAGATCGCGCGAGCGCTCAATATCGCGCCCAAACCTAAGCCTCACATGAATGTATACCTCATCACCGACTACCCGACCATTCTCGACCCGGATGGAGTGTTCGCCCTCGGGCTCGTCACCGCGCAGACCGTGATCCTGGCCGAGGCAGCCGTGCTCGAAGCGCTGCGCGTCACTGGCCTGGACATCGGAAGCACCAGCACCAACCTCATCACCGCTGTCCAGTGGGACAACACGGTACCCGGCGTCCGGCTCTTCATCGGCTAACTCAAGGAGACTACCATGAAACGCTACAAGAGACTACTCCTCGCGCTCGCGGCCGTCGCGAGCCTCTACCTCGTCAAGGCCACGGGCCTCGACCAGGGCCTCATCAATGAAGTGCTCGACGCGCTCGTCGAGTCCGTGACCGACGCCCCGGTCGAAGCGCCCGCCCCCGAAGGAGTCGAGCCGGTCGAAGCGCCCGCTCCCGAAGGAGTCGAGCCGGTCGAAGCGCCCGCTCCCGAACTCCCCGAGGGCCAGTGATGTCGTTCCTACTCGGCATGTTCGTTGGAGCGGCAGCATGCTTTATCATCTGCGCGCTGCTCGTGGCGAATGACGTGAAGGGGTCCTAGCATGGCGAACCGACAGCTCAAGATGACGACCGAGATGAGCGCCGCGCTGGAGCACGGCGTGGATGTCTCCGGTCGTCGCATCTTCCTGCACGGCGACGTGGACAGCGACTCGATCGCGCGCGTCATCCGGGGGATGTATCTCATGGCCGACCAGTCGGATGCGCCCATTGAGCTATTCGTCGCCAGCTACGGGGGTGACATCGACGAGGCGTTCGCGTTGCACGACGTGACGCGCACGATCGCGGTCCCCGTCCACACCATCGCGCTCGGCATGTGCATGAGCGCGGCTCCCTTCTTGGTCGCCTGCGGCCAGAAGGGGCATCGCTTCGCGAGCGAGAACTGCGAGTTCATGCTGCACACGGCCTCCATGGAGATCGCGGGCACCATGTCCAACGTCGCAGGGACCGTCGAGGCCGTGCGCCGCCGTTGCGAGCGTATGGACCGGCTGCTCGCGAAGTACACCAACCGTCCGTATCGTCACTGGTCGAAGTTCTCGCGGGCTTCGGGCGACTACTACTTCACCGCGCAACAGGCCCTCGAATGGGGGCTCATCGACTCCATCTGGAGTGAGAAGGACTGAACCGACATGAAGACTCTACTCGCTGCTCCCTTGCTCGCGCTCGCCGCGTGCGCCTCTCCTGGCCCCGGGCTCGTGCCCGTCGAGGCGGACGGCCCCGTCGCCCACACCGTCGAGCGCGTGCTCGATCGCGTCGAGGCCTACATCACGAGCGAGGACCCGCCCCTGGAAATCGCTGCCGAAGTGCGCGGGCAGATCGAGGCCGCTGCGCAGGCGGCCCGCACCATGCTGTCGATGCCCTCGGCGTCCGGCGACATGCTGCTCGTCACGATGGGCGCGCTGATGGAGCTGCACGACCAGCTCGTCAAGGCCGACCTGATGCGAGGCGGTCTGGATCCGCTTGAAGCGGACGTGTACCTGGAGGACACCAAGCGCCTCCGCTCCCTGTTCGACGCCGTTTCCATCCACCAGCAGTAGCGCCATGCAGCATCTCCCGGAAGACTACCTCCCCGAATGGGCCAAGTTCCTGATCGCCACCGTGCTCGGCGCGGGCGGACTCCATTGGTTCCGCGCGTGGTTGGAGAGCCGCCGACTCGCGAAGAAGGACTTCCGGGAGCTGCTGCTGGACCGAATCCGTGAACTGGAGAAGACTGTGGCGCACATGCAAGTGCGCATGGGCAACCTTCGCGTCGAGATGGCGCACATCGAGGCCGAGAACACGCACTTCCGGCGTAAGCTGGGACTCCCCGTTCGCGGCGCTGAGGTACAAGATGTTGACCAACAGCCTGATCGAGGAGATGATGATGGCGAGCCTGCGTAGCCCCGAGGATCTGAGCGAACGACTCGGCCTTCGGCCCTCCCCCTACCAGCTCGAACTGATGCACCGCTTCTACGAGGGCGAGAATCCCCTCGAAGTGGTCGAGATCCCGTCGCAGCGGACCACCGAAGCGCTCGCGCTGTGCGCATTGTGGCGTCTGCTGCGCATCGAGGGCTCGCGCGTGCTCGTGATCGCGGCGAATCGCGACCTGGAGAGCCGCTTCATGGGCTTCCTGCACACCGTGACGACGCAGATCGACCCCGCGCTGGCCTCCGTGTGCCGCTGGACGAGCAACAAGGTGCTCAAGATCGGCGACGCGGCGGGCTACGAGCTGCGATTCATGTCGAACCAGCCCGCGTGGGCGGCAGGAATCCACGATCCGAGCCTGCTGACCGTCGTTCTTGGCGCTCGCAGCTCCGAGCCGCACTTCATCGAGACGATGCAGGCGCTCAGCGCGGTGCAGATGGGAGAGAACTGCCGCCAGATCGTGATGTGGTAGCCCGTTGGGACGCTTCGCACGACAGTTCGAGCCTCTGTATGAGCGCTGGCGCGATGACATCCGCGTCTTCGCGCGTGAGGCGATGAACTTCGAGTACACTTGGCAGCAGGAGGAGCTGCTGGATATCGTTCAGCTCGAATCCTGGCTGCCGGTGGAGAAGCGTCTCAAGCGCATCGCCGTGCGCTCGGGCCAAGGCCCCGGCAAGACCGCGATCTCGGTCATCGTCGCGCTCTGGCGCTGCCTGCGCTACCCTGACGCGCTGTGCATCGTCACCTCGCCGTCGATGCGCCAGTGTAAACAGTGGATCGACGAGTGCGCGCGCCTGCTCAAGGACGCGCACCCGGTGTTGCAGAAGATGGTCAAGACCTACGGCACCAAGGTCGAGATCAACGGCTCTAAGATGTGGGGCATCCGAACCGCTACCGCGACGCGCCCCGAGAACCTCCAGGGCATCCACGAGAAGCGCCTGACCTTCATCGCGGACGAAGCCTCGGGCGTCGCGCCCGGTATCATTGAGACGATCAAGGGCACGCTGTCCAACCCGGACGCGCTGTTCCTCGCGATCGGCAACCCGAACACCACGTCGTGCGCGTTCTACGAGTTTTTCACGTCGCAAGCCGACCAGTGGCACCGCCTCGTCTTCAACGCTGAGGACACCGCGCGCGACTACCCGCACATCGTCTCCCTAGGCCGCAACAGGCAGCTCGAATGGGAGTACGGGCGCGACAGCGACGTGTACCGCATCCGAGTGCTAGGCGAGTTCCCGCACGAGGACCCCAACAACGTCCTCGGCCTGCGCGACCTGACGATCTGCACCAAGACCAACCTACTCGGCTGCGCCAGCATCACCGACATGATGCGGGTGAACAAGGCGTTCGGGATCGACTACGCGCGCTTCGGCGGCGACGAAAGCGTCGTCGCCCGGCGCGCGGGGCTCGCCGTTGTGGACTTCAAGGTCTTCGTGAAGACCGAGCCCATCAGCGTGACCGACTACGCCTTCGCTCTCCAGCGCGACGCGAACTGGAGCGACAAGGACTGCTGGTACATCCCCGACGCGGGCGGCCTCGGCCAGGGCGTCATGCACTCGTTCCACGAGGGCGGCAAGAACGTGCTGGAGTTCCACACGCAGGCGCGCCCCTACGACCCGAGCATGTTCGCGGACCTCTACAGCGAGGCGTGGTGGATGTTCCGCAACCTCGTGCGCGAGCACATCGTCCGCATCCCGAACGACGCCCGCCTACTCAAGCAGCTCTCCACGCGCCAATACTACACCGACCGCAAGGGCAAGTTGAAGGTCGAGACCAAGGACGAGTGGCGGAAGCGCATGGAGGTCAGCGAGTCGCCAGACCGCGCGGACGCTATCATCTACGCCTTCTATCCGCACATCGGTGACAGCGGTGAAGTCGTCACCGGGCAGCATCACGGACACACAGTAGGAACCAAGGCCCAGAGGAAGCGATGAAATGCGCCGTACCTACCTGTGACGGAACCCTCCGGGTCTCGCACACCTTTACCATCGAGTCGATGAAGTTCCAGCGCGCCGTCTGTTCGGCGTGCGGGACCGTCCACGCGCTCGAAACCCAGGCCACCGTCGTGACCGCGCGCGGCGACGGAGCAAAGGCACTCGCCGCGCGCGCACGAGAACTCGCATGCGACGACTCCACCTCCCCCTCTGTCTGATTGTCGGGGCTGCGTTCGCAGCCCTTGGCTCCTCCTGCTGCTCCGTCAACGCCAGCGGCCCGACGCCCATCTCCGTCGAGGCCGCTCTCCCCCGGGCCTGGGACGCCGAGGTCTTCAAGACCGCCGTGCGGGCGCTGGAGGCCGAGTGCCCGCTGAACGCGCCCGCGATGGTGTCCGTGGGGCGCATCGACGGCGACTTCTGGGGCCTGACCTCCTGGGTCCCCTCCCTCGGCCTGTACCGCATCCAGATCGAGTCGCGGCAGCCGCTCCAGGCCATCATCGACACGCTCCAGCACGAGTGGGCGCACGCGATGGTCTGGGACGCCTCGGAGGGTCCCGAGTACGATTCCCACGGCCCGCTGTGGGGCGTCGCCCAGGCCCGGTGCTACCGGGCCGTCCTGGCCGCCCTGCTGGAGCTGGACGCGCGCCGGGCCGCCGAGGCGGGTGACGAGGCCCCCGCGCCGCCCGCGCCCGTGGAGGGCGGCTGGGAGGCCCCTGGGGGCAAGGTCCTGCGCTGCTCCCACGAGCCCCGCTGAGGCCGCCTGAGAGCCCCGCTACGCGCGCGGCCCCGCCCGGGTGATGAGACCCGGGCGGGACCGCGATCGTTGAAGGTGGCCCTGGGGGGAGCGCTTCCGGCTGCGCTACGCCCCCGTGCACTTTGCTGAGCGCTCCTCCGGGCCGTGGAGGTGGCAGGGCGACCGTCGTTTCGGTCCCTCGGCGCGAGCTGGAAGCCTTTGCCGATGCTGGGTTCCTTGCCCAGCCTGCCGTGAACCAGCATCCTATCACGGTTTCGGTGGAAGGCAAGCTGATTCCGAGAAAAGTGGGTCCGACGACTGGGGAGGCAATCCAGCCGCCGGACCCGGGCAGATGACCCCGGGAGGGGGGGTCCTCTTACGAGAGCAGGCCGTGGTTGACCAGGGCCGTGCGGATGGCGTTGATCTTCGCCGCGAGGTCGGCGAAGTTGTTGTTGACGTTCGCGTCGTCCCCGGTGCCCGAGATCGCCACGAGCGTGTCGTTGGCGGTGCCGCCGGTCGAGTCGGTGAGCGCGGTCACGGCAGCCGCGACGAAGCGCACGAGGCGCTGCCACGTCGTGCCGTCCGAGGCGTATAGCGACCAGCCGAGCGTCGAGTGGTTGACCACGACGATGCAGCGGTCGTAGCTCGCCGCCGGGAAGGTCGAGGCGAGGTTGGACTCGTTGCCGGTGTGGACGTGAACGGGGAGCGGGCCATTGAACAGCACCTCGTCGTTGTCGTCGATCTTCTGATGCCAGTTCTGGATGCCGCTGTCGATGTCGTTCTTCGTCGGCCTAGCCATGGTGTTGCCTCCTATCAGGTGACGCGGGTGATGGTGAGCGACGGGCTCACTGGAGAAGAGTAGCCGTTCGCGACGTGTGTGACGCGAACCTTGAAGGAGCTGGGCTCGGTGCCGAAGTCGGCCACGAGCTGCGCGTTGTCGTAGGTGTACTCAGCGACCTCGCCGCTCACGGAGTACGAGCCCTTGAGCACATCTCCGGTCGTGAGGAAGTCGATCTGGATGGCGCCCGGCACCACGGGGGTGCCAGTGACCTGCCCGGCGTTCTGGCCGCCGCACCCGGTCTGCTTCGTGCCGGTCGAGATGGCCCAGCCCACCGTGATGTCGTTGCCGGTCTTGAAGGTCGGCGAGTTGCGATACGGCGCGCGGGCGTGGACGTAATCGGGCGCGATCGGAATCTGCCCCTTGCCGTAGACCGCGTTGCCGAACGGCGGCACCGAGTCCAGCGAGACCTGCCCGCCGTTCGTGCCCGGCTGGGACTTGACCCAGAGATTGCCCCCGGTCACGAGCAGGCCGTCCGTGAACTCCGTGATGGCGTCCGAGTTCACGATGAAGACGACCGTCCCTGCGGGGTGGGTCAGCTTCCGCGTGTCGTAGCAGGCGCGAGCGAGGCCGTCCAGGCGACGCTGCGTGCCGCTCACGATGGTGGTCTTCTGCACGATGCAGATTTCCGTGCCCGCGCTCGACACGATGACCGCGAGCTGTCGCCCGAGGCCCCAGCTCGTCAGGTCCGCCGAGTAGTCGGCAGCAGCCGAGTTGTCCGGCCCCAGCTCCGTGAATGTCGGCCCCTGTGCGAGGTAGCTCGGCCCGCTCGCGGACAGCGCAGAGTCCAGCGTGCCGCCGGTCTGCACGTTCAGGTCCGTGCCCTTGAGCGTGTAGGTCGAGTTGTCCTCGGAGAAGTGGATCGACGAGAAGCTGATGTTGGAGTTCGCGCGGATGCGCGGGACCATGACGTAGGTGGTGGCCGGGAAGGACGAGCCGAGGAGCTGCTCGGGGATCTCGACCCACTTGAACGCCTCGTCGATCGCCGGGTCTTCCGGCGGCTCGGGGACACCGCCCTCGTTCGTGATGAAGCTGGACAGCGGAACGCCGTAGAAGTCCGGGATCACGGTCAGCTCGACGCGCTCAGTCAGCGGGTCGATCGCGACCGATATAACGCGCAGCACCTCGTCGAAGCCCTCGGCGGTGATTGCCTGCCCAGGGAGCAGGTCGCGCGCCTCACGGCTGGCGTCCAGTCGGAACTTAGCGCCGGGGGCCAGCTCCTCGGGCGACCGCAGCTCGGCGAGGGCGGCAGCCGTGGAGAACAGCGAGGTCGAGACGATCGGGACCTTGCGCGCCCGCTGGTGCTCGGCGTAGCTGGCCTGTCCGTCCTCGTCTATGGCGATCGTCATATCGCCGTACTGGTTGTCGCGGTCGCTGAACACGAAGATCAGGCGGTCCACCGGCTGCTCGCCGTGCAGGGTCTCGATCTCCGGGAAGCGGTCGGCGTAGATGTCCTCGATGAACGCCAGCAGCGCGCCGTTCGGGTAGCGCACGCGCTGGAACAGCATGCGGCCGCTCGTGGTGTCGATCGGCAGCATCGCGCCGTGGTCCTGGAGCATCGCGCCCAGCATCGCCTCGGCGGTCTCGCCCTGCGTGCCGAACACGGCAGCACGCCACTGGTTCGCCTCGGCCTCGACGCCCAGGTCTTCGAGCGAATCGAGGTCCCAGCTCTCGACGACGTGCGAGGGGTCGAGTTGGAGGCCCAGCGGCCAGTCGGCGAACAGCAGCTCTCCGATGACGTGGGCGATGTTCGCGCCGTCCGTGTTGTCCTCTTCCCAGACCTGGATGTTGGGCAATGCGCCCAGCGCGGCACCAGCCGTGCCGCCCTGGAGGAAGATGCGGGTGTTGGGCGTGTAGGTGAAGAAGGGCGCGGTGCCCGACTGGATCTGCACGATCTCCGAGCGCAGCACCTGGTAGGTGCCGTCCGGGATGCCGCAGTCCGTGACCTCCACATCGAACGTGGGCTTGTAGCGGTTCGTGCCGTCGCCGAAGACTTGCAGGTAGCCGATATCCTCGTTCGCGTTGGCGAGGACGGCGATCACGGTGTCACTCGGGCCGGTCAGCGTGCGGTTAGGCTCGTACCAACTCTGCGACAGCGAGAGCCCGGCCCACGACGGGCGGCGCTCCAGAACGTAGTCGAGGATGTTCCAGGTCTGGCCCGCGAGGCGCTTCTTGTTCCACACGACGTAGCAGGCGTGCGGCCAGCGCGAGGTGATGCTCACGCGGTTCGCGTTGCCCAGAAACGTGTTCGCGGGCTGGGTCGGCTCGCCCCAGTAGATCGTGAACGCACCCTCCTTGCCGAGGTCCACCGTGGTGCCGCTCGGGTGGGACTCGGCGGTGATCGGGCCGGTGAAGATCACCGAGCCCCCCTGGATGATCTCGTGCAGCGCGAACATCGGACCGATGCCGAGAACGTGCCAGCCCGCCTCGTAGTACACGTCCGCCTCGGGCGCGCCACCGCCACCCTTGCCGCCGCCCTGTGACTCCTTGCGGATCTCGCGGTCGCCAGCCCAGCAGAAGACCGGGCCGACGCGGCGGATGCCGACGTGCCACGGCGTGAACGAGCCACGGATCGAGAGTGTTGTCGGCTTGTCGGACTGGATAGGCGAGTCGGACTTCTTCGCGAGCATCTGGCCCGCGAGGAGCGACAGGCCGATGGAGATGACGAGCCACGCGAGCTGGGCCCACGCCTTCTGCTGCCCCTCGGGCTCGACGACGGCCTCGCCGAACGGCGACCCGAACTGGAGGATGCAGCCTGCCGTGAGCACGCTCACCGCCAGCAGGCACTTCTGGTAGAAGCGTGGGCGGTCGCAGTTCCAGTTGTAGGTCACGTCGTCCACGCGACGCCAGAACCATTGAGCTACTCGGTGCATTCTTGCCTCCAGCGGTACTTGTCCTCGATGCGGTAGACCGCGTAGAGGACCTGTTGTTCGAGGAACGACCATCCGCCCTGATGGAACCCGCACGAGGGCTGGGCGTGCCACAGCTCGTTCTTGCGCGGCCCGACGATTTCGACGTGGCCCGGCCCTCCGTTCGGAGCGCCCGTCACCACGATGTCGCCCGGCTCGACCTGAAAGGTGCCGTGCTCGTCGGGCTCGATCTTGACGCATGGCGAGTAGCGCCGCACGATCTCGCGCACGGTGCGGATCGCGCCCGCGCGATCGTGGATCGAAGCGTCGTGCGGGAACCCGGCGGGCTGCATGCGCGTGCGCCCGTCCAGGGCGTCCACGACGCCGAAGACGCTGCCCGTGCAGTCCGCCCCGCGCTGCGGGAAGGACTGGCCGGACTCGTAGCGCGTGCCGCGCCAGCGCTCCAGCTCGGCGGCCAGCGCAGCGGCGATCTCAGGGTCGCCCGGGTTCCACTCCAGGCACGGTCGGTAGACGCGGTAGCCGCCCATCACGGAGTCTCGAAGTTGGGCTGGTAGGAGGGAATGGCGTAGCCGAGGCCCATGAAGAACTGCTCGGCGTTCCAGCGCGCGCGGCACGTCTCGATGGTCTTGTCGCAGCCGGGAACGAACTGGATGCTGCTGAAGCCCGCCAGGATCCAGTCGCTCGGCACCGGGCGGGCCATGTACGCCTTGCTGGTATCCACGTCGCCGTCGTAGTCGCGGATCGCGATGCGCAGGCCGTCCTTCTCGGCGTAGCCGCGCTTCCAGTAGCGTGCGTCGGTCGTGCCCGGCGTCGTGAATCCAGCGTCCGTGACCGTGATCTCCGTGCCGTCCGAGGACTGGATCTGCCCGAGCACCTGCACTGGGGTCACGCCGCAGCCGCCCTTGAACAGGGTCCAGGCACACTGGTGGTTGCAGGGCAGGCCCATCGAGATGTCGAGGCGCGACTTGATGGACAGGGAGAAGAACGCGGCTTGGTTGTTCTGCCCCTGGTAGTTCTTGATCGAGCGCGTGATGCGCCCGGCGTACAGGACCTTCTGCGAGGACTGGTCGCCCGTGAAAAGGCCCTGCGTCAGCTCCTCGACGATGACGTAGATCGGCGAGTGCGGCACGCCGCTACTGGCGCGCGACACGAAGTTGTCGAGCGGCAGCACGATGCGCAGCTCGCGCTTGTCGAACGTACCCGCATTCTCGGGGATCTCCAGCTTCATGCGCGGCTCGGACGTGAAGCCGAGGAAGCTCTGGTCCCAGTCGGTGTAACGCGCCTGCGACGCGAGGTTGGCCCCGTAGAGGAACGTCACAAGGACGAACCCCTCCTTCTCGGGCCGTGCGTATGCCTTCGCCATGGTTGCCTCCTAGACCTCGAAGTCCTGCTCGTTGAGAACCTCGATGATGCCGATGCCAGCCGTGCCGTAGCCGGTGTGGTTCCATGTCTCGACGAACTCGTCCTTGTCGAAGCGCACCAGACGTGCGCGGGCGACGCGATGGTAGTCGTTGACCGAGAGACCAGCGGGTAGCGGGGTGAGCAGCGACACGCGGAACACGGTCAGGATGGCGAGGATGTTGGACACGTCGCGGACGTAGTGCGTGCCGTCCGACATGACGAGCCCGAGGGCGTCGAACTCCTCCTGCGTGTCCGCGAGGTCCAGCGTGTTCTCGGAGATGCCGACGAACGTGCCCCCAGCGTCGATGTCCACCAGCTCGAAATATTGGTCCTGGTCGATGTGCCAGAAGCTCCGCAGGCGGCCCCGGCGGGTCTCGAAGAACTCCAGCGCGCCCCAGATCGTGTCGCGGTTGCCCGTGACCTCGAAGCGGTGTATCTGCCGCGAGCGGTCGGCCTCGACGCTCACGAAGTCGGCGCGCCCGCCCCGGTTGCGGTTGCCCTGGCGCGAGCGCCCCTTGGTGATGCCGCGCGTCCAGTCCGGCTCCTCGTACCACACCGGACGATCGTCGTGAGCCAGCGTCGCGCCCGAGGGGTTGTCCGACTTGATCGGCGGGAGCTGGGACGCGCCAGGAGCCTCAGCGACGGTCAGCTTGACCGAGGGCATGCGGGCGGTAGCGTAGTCGGCGTCCACGTCCAGCAGGACCTCGCAGTCCATGAGCGGGAAGACCAGCGATCCGGCGGCCACGGCGACGCCCAGCGTAGCCGTGAACGTCAGGCTCGCGTTGGTCATGTCGCTGATCTGGTGGAACGAGTGCGACACGGGCTGGCCCATGAAGTCGAGCTGCACGATCGCGACGCGCTGCCCGGGGAAGAACCGAGCCTTGTCCGTGGGCACGGCGATGGTGGTGGCGCTGCTCGCGTAGGAGGTCGTGAGTTCCTGCTGGTCCATGTAGATCGGCACCTGGAACCGCTGATCGGTCAGGCGGCGCAGGAAAACCTCCAGCCGTTCGAGCTGCTCCAGCGAGTTGATGCCGGTGACGGTCTGCGGGTCGCAGATCGTCCACTCCAGGTCGAGCGTGCGCGTCGGCTTGACGCCGAGGCCACGACGCGACTCCGCGCCCGAGTCGGGCGAGGTGGACACGTCGGTACGGAACGAGGTGGCGAGCTTGGCTTGCGTGACCCAGTTGTGCAGGAAGATATAGGCGTCGTCCGCGAGCGCGAGCGGCACCACGGGGCCTGCCGAGCCTTGGCGCGCCAGGGCCTCGCCAGCGATGCGGGTGATCCGCACCTCGTCGGCGTTGTCTCCCAGCGCGAGCACCTGGGCGTCGAGGCGCGTGACGGCGCACTTGGCGTCCAGGGCCCCGAGCACCTCGATGGCGAGGCGGCTGGCCTGCACTTCTTCGGGATTGTCGCCCAGGGCGATGACCTGGGCGTCGAGGCGCGTGGTCGCGCAGATCGGAGGCTCGGCTCCCAGGACCTCGATCGCCACGCGCGAGGCTTGCACCTCGTCGGCGTTGTCCCCGAGCGCCATGACTTGCGCATCGAGCCGAGAGACAGCGCCGACCGTGCCCTCGTCAGCGAGGACTTCGACGTTCTCCCGGGAGATCCTGACTTCGACCATGCCTCCGCTCCCCTACTAGCCGTTGTTCTTCGCGCCGAGTTGGTAGGACTGGAGATCGGTCAGAACCCAGTCCGTCGCGGTGTTCGGGTCGTCCTCGGCCACGACGGACGCGGCCTCGACGGTGGTGCTGTCCACGTTCATCGCCGTGCCGAACTCGGTCTGCGCGGGCGTGCCCGTGGTCTTGCGCCACATGAAGCCGATGTCGAGATCGCCCGAGGTCTCCATGCGCCCGTGCAAGTCCATGCGGACGCCGATCACAGAGGCCGCGTCCATGAAGTCCAGGGTGGTGCTCGTGCCCATCTGCGCGAGGTGGATCTGGCCGATCGTGTCGGACGTGAGCCGGTCGTCGTCTTCCACGGCGGTGTCGGGCTCCTGCCACGCATCCTCGGTGTTGGTGGCCGTCTGGAGCGTCCAGTCGGTCGTGTCACCATCACCGCCGCCCGTCGTGGTGATCTTCATGGGCGTGATGAAGCACTTGCCCAGGAAGTCGTTGTTCTTCGCGCCCGTGCTGTCGAGGACGTACACATTGTCGAACGCGCAGGTGTCGTTGGCCGTCCCGGTGTTGAAGGAGATCGAGAACGAGTCGGCCCCGGTCGAGGTTTGGTTCTGCGTGTCTACGTTGGTGACGCTGGCGTCCCAGGTGAACGTCGTAAACCCGCCGGTCCCGTTGTTCGCCATCTTGATGTGGCGGAAACGCCCTTCTATCGAGCCAGTCGTGTTGTCGATCGTGACCTTGAACTCGAAGTGGACCCAGGGAAGATCCGAGATGTCGGAGAGCGAGAAGGCTTCGTTGGTCCTCGCGATCTCAGTCGCTCCGCGCAGCACGCGCCAGCCGTAGTACAAGCCGCCCGGCTTGGAGCTGGCAGGCGTGTACTCGTAGAGCTGAATGCGGATCTGCTCGCCGTCCGTGTTGTGGAGAGCGACGTACGGGGCGACACCTCCCGTCTCCAGGTTGGTCGGGTCGTCCGAGCGGAACGCGAACCCGATGATCCAGGTGTTCTGCACCGGGCTCACGAGCGTCGGCGTGTGCAGGATCGCACCATCGTCCGACACGGCGTTGTCGAACACCGCGCCACGGTCCTCGGCGGGCGTCTCGGCGAGGAGGATGGACGGCAGCCCGGTCGTAGTCGGGCCGGTGTAGACGCGCGCGAGCGCGGTCGAGTTCAGGGCAACGTCGAAGCCCTCAAGCCAGCGGAGTGTCATTAGCTCACCACCTCGATTCCGAACTGCCCACCGTCGATGTCCGTCACGTCCCAGGCAGCGGCGGACGCGGGGTTGTCGTCGAAGATCTCAGTGAACTCGTCGAACGTCGTGGAGTCCACGGTGTGCGAAGCTCCGTCCGCCTCGGTCGTGTCGGGGTCGCGGTACTTCGTCTTGACCGTGCGCGTGCCTGCTGCCGCCATGCCGAGCTGCACGCCGAGCTGCACGGCGTGGATGGTGCCAGTGATGTTCACCAAGTCCTCGAAGGCGTACAGGTCCTTCTGGCCGTTCGTATCCGAGCCGTTCGTGCTGCCGGCGCTGGTCTCGTCCGGCGCGAAGTTGGCCGGGTCGTCCACGTTCTCGTAGTTGAACGTCGTCCCGCCGTTGTTCGTCCACTGGATCGTGGCCCCGTCGCCGTTCGGCAGCAGACCCTCGACCACCGAGGGGCCGAGGAAGTCGTTGTTCTTCGCGCCCGTGCCGTCCAGGACGTACATGTCGTCGTAGCGCAGCGTGGTCGAGGCGTTGGACGTGTAGCGCACGGCGAAGATGTCCCAGCCGTCCGCGCCAGAGTCCGCGAGGTTCACGCCCGTGCCAGAGATGTCGAGCACGCCGTTGTGCCGCAGCTCGTACGCGCCGTTCGTGGCGGTGCGCACCGTGACCTTGAGTTCGATGTAGTGCCACACGCCGAAGTCGAAGTAGCTCGACGTGGCGACGGTCGTGGCACCGCGCTTGATGTGGAAGCGCACGCCTAGGCCAGAGCCGGATTCCATCTCCAGGTGGAACTGCTCGTCCGGTCCCAGCTCGCAGTAGAGGCCCTGGTTGCCCGAGTTGAGTATCGTGGTGTGGGCCGCGAACCGGAAGCCGAAGCCCAGGACGAACGTGTTCCCGGAGCCCACGGAGGGCGTGACGCACACCGTGGACGTGACCGCCCCGGCGTTGCCGAAGACGCGCCCGGACTGGATCGTCCACAAGCCAGAGAAGGTCGCGTACTTCCGCTGGAACTGCCCGGTCTGGGCGTGGGACTCGAAGCCCTCGATCCAAGCGCATGCCATGGTGTTAGCTCCTACCGTTGCTGCGGTCCAGCAGCGTGTTGATGTTGCCTGCGTTCTCGCGCATGAAGGCGAGTAGCGCGTTGCGCCCACCAGCGGTGAGCGTGTCCATTTCCTTGTCGCCCGCGACGACGGCAGGCACCACGACCACGCGGTCCTGCGCGGCCCCCTGGGCTCTTGCGTTCGCGTTGGCGATTCGATCCGCGACCAGTCCGCCCGAGGCCATCCCCGAGCTGGGTCCGGCGGCTTCTGCGCTGGTGCTTCCCACGACAGGCATCTTACCCCCGTTCATGGCTTGGAGCAAGGGCAAACCGAGGGATTTTACCGCAGAGCGTTTCAGCACGAACTCACCTGGGGTGAGCCACGCGGGCACCGTGTCGCTGGCCGGGATGTGTCCCGGACGGGGAATCCCGCCGCCCGCGAGGCCCTGAGCCTGGCGGGTCCAGTGCTCGGGCACCCGGCCGCCCCTGGCGAATGCCCCGACAACAGGATCTCCAGGGTCGGTTCCTTCTACAAGACCTCCCTCGGAGAATCCAGCTCCTCCAACCCCACGGATCGCTGCGATGGCGACGGCATTAGCAAGTCGAATACCTGCAACAGTTGCGGCGGCACCGATCTGAGTAGCTGCGATCTCCTTTGCCTTCTTCACATCGTCGTCGCCGCCCCCGCCGAAGCCCGCCTCGATCAGAGCCTTGGCGATGGCGAGTTCGATGAGCTTCTGGAGGATGAGCTGCGCGATCTGTTGCAGCAGTCTAGCGAAGTTCTCCTTGATCGTGGCCGAATCCTTGGTCGGATCGAACACGTCAACGATGGCCTGCGAAGCGAAGGACACGAAGCCCTGCAAGGCGTTGGTCGCGATCTCGATTCCAGCCTGGAACTTCGAGGAGAAGTCGTTCGCGAAATTGTCGAGCCCTCGCTCGAATCCTTGGTTGATGCTGCCATTGGCGACCAGCTCGGCCTCTTCCTTCGCCTTGGCGAGCTGCTCGATGCGGAGTTGCAGGATCTCCTCCTCAAGCCTTTGGCGCGTGCGCAGAGCGGAGATGGCAGCGTTGAACACAATCCGCTCCTCGCTTCCGATCGTCAGCTTGTTTCGCTCGGTCTTTAGGCTCTGGATATCCAGCGCGTCCTTCTTCTTCTTGGCCTCCAGCTCGGCCTGCGCGAGCGCGAGGGACTGCTGGGCGGACACCAGGGCGAGCTGGCGGTCGCCCGCCCGCGCCTGGATGGCAGCGGTCTTCGCGCGCTCGGCGGCGACCTCGGCTTGGAGCTGGGCCGCCTCCTCGCGGATCTGCGGGAGCGTGTTGGCCGCGATGGTGGCGGCCTTGAGCCCAGCGAGTTCGAGCGACTGCTTCTCGGAGTTCGCGATGGCGACCTGGAGAAGTTGTTGATCTCGCAAGGCGGACACAAGCCCGCCTTCACCTTCGAGGATGTTGAGCTTCTCTAGGGCCTTTTTGCGATCTTCGACCGGCGTGAGCAGCGCCGCCTGGATTTCGGCCTCTCGTTCAGCGGACACGCCGCTGGCAATCCGCAACTTTTCGATCGCGCGATCGACGTTGAGCAGGTCGCCCTGGATCTTGCGGAGGCGCTCCGCAGCGGCGATCTCCTCCTTGTTGAACGCGCTCTCGACCTGACCAGCTACGCCGCCCGCACCAGTCGAGCGGCGAGCCTGCTCGAACTCCTGCCCGGCCTTGATGATCTCGTCGTTGACCTTCGCCAGCTCCTCGCCCAGGGCGGAGGTCGAGCGGAGCGCCGTGGACACGAAGGCCTTGGCCGCGTCGGCGGCGTCCTTCGCGGCCTTGGCCGGATCAAAGCCCGAGCGGAAGCCCTTACCCTTCGCGTTCTCAGCAGCACGAGCGGCCACCGTGGCCGCGATCTCGTCTTGCACGGCCTTGAGTTTTGCTTCGGTCTGGGCTTTGATGTCTGCCAGTTCAACTTTATTGGCAGCCTCGCGAGCTGCCTGAGACTTCTTGAGAGCCTGTTCCTCCTTGAACGCCAGGTCCTTGAACGCTTGTGCCACAACATCATTGAACAGCAGTTCAGACTGGACGAATCCAAGCGCCCTAAGAGCACTGCTCTTGGCCTTGGACACGATCGTGTCGATCGCACCACCGAAGAAGTTGGTTATTGACTGGGCGATTCGCTGGACAGCGCCTTGCACCTGGTAGAACGCACCGAGCAGACCGAGGGAGATGAGCTGGATCGTGTCTCGGAGGTTGAGATCCACCCCGAAGATTTTCTCCAGGATGAACTCAAGGGCCTTGCCGATCGCCAGGAAGACGACGATCAGGGGCACCGCGCGCACGGCGATGCGCAGCATGTTCAAGTTGATCGACGAGATCGCCTTCTTAATCAGCAGGATGTTCACGAGCCACTTGCCCGCGAGCGCTGCCGCTTGGGCGGAGTTGTCCGTCGTCAGACCGAAGAATTCAGCGATCCCCTTGACGGTCTCTCCGATCGTCTGGAACACGGCGATGAGCTGCACCGCCGCGCCACGGATGAAGTCGATCGAGATGGCGATGGCCGCCATCGTGGTCTCCAGCGCCGTCAGGCCACTTCCGCCTGAGCCCAGCTCGCGCACGGACTCGACGACGCGCTTGATGGCGTCGAAGACCTGCTGGAACGCCGCCACCACGTCGGGGCTCGGCTTGATGTTTCCGGCGGCGTCCTTGATCGACAGGAAGTTGTCGAACAGGTCGTTGCTGAGCGAGATCAGCTCGTCGAACAGAGGCTTGGCGGCGTTGCCCAGGATCTCCTGAACGAGGCCCTTGATAAGCGTCGAGATGCCGGTAAAGGTCTCGCGCGCCTGCTTTCGCGAGGCCTCGGCGAAGCCTGAGAACTTCTCCTTCAGCACGTCGAACAGCTTGCCGGACTCTTTGAGCCGGCGGATGTCCTCGTTCGTGATCCCGAGCGCAGTGGCAATACGCGTGGTGCGCGCCTGGATCGTGCCGGACAGCAGCGAGCGGACTTCCTCCGCGAGCTGGTTCTGCGGGACGCCCAGCGCGGCAGCCGCCTGGGAGATGTCCACGGTGATCTGGCGTATCTCGTCGAGGTTGAGTCCGGCGGCGAGGCCGGGGCCGACCGAGACCTGGAAGGTTTCGAGGAGCTGCTGGAACGTCGCGACGGTCTTGAGGCTGTCCTGGCGTAGCTTGGCGGTCTGGTCGCGGGCGATCCCGAGAGCCAGCGAGAGCTGCTCGGTGGCGTCCACGGAGAGGCCCTGCGCATTGCGCACGTCGCCCAGCGAGGTGACGAGGCCCGCGATGCCAAGCGTCGAGGTCTCCACCGTGTCGTTGAACTTGACGCCCTGGGCGACGAGTTCCTGGAACAGTTGAACGCCCTTGCGCGCGAGGGTGAAGATCGCGAGCACGCCCACCAGTCGGCGGAACGTGAACAGGAGCTTCTGCGCCGAGGACACCTGGGTCTGGAGCGACTTCTCCAGGTCCCTTGCTTGTCGTAGTGTGGCAGTGCCGCCAAGGAGGTTCCCAGCAGCGAACTGGGTCTGGGCGCGCTTCTTGAGCAGGTCGATCTGCTTGCGCGCCACGGCCTCGCGGAACAGCTCGGCGTTCAGGCGGCGCGTGGCTTGCAGCTCGACGTTCTTCGAGTCGGCCACGCGCTCCTGCGCGATGCGCTCGCGCTCCAGGCGCTTGATGCGGGCGGCCTCGGCGTTGGCGTCGCGCTGGGCTTGGTTGCGCAGAGCGATCGCGGCGCGCTCGCGCTCGCGCTGGGCTTTCGCGGACAGCGCCAGCTCGCTCGCCAGCTTCTTGTTGGCCTCGGCCTGCGCGCGAGCGGCCCGCTCCTCATCCGTCATCGGCTTGACGACCGACTTGGTAGCAGCGGACAGCTCGCGCTGGGCCTTCACCAGCTCCATCGTCGCCTTGGCCTGATCGCGGATCTCCTTGGCGTTGGACTTCTGGCCCTGGACGGCCTTCTGGAAGTCCCTGAACTCCTTCTTCGACGCGCGAATCTCCTCGCGGAACTTCGTCGTCGTCTTCGAGAACTCATCTCGGACCCTGATGGGGTAGTTCAGTCCGCCACGATCGACCATGGCTAGATGCTCCCGATCTCTCTGTTGAAGTCGCTGGCCGACCCCATGGCCTCTTGGTGGATCCCGACCTGCTTGAGCAGCGTGCCGACGTACTCCTTGATCGCCTTGCCGTCAGCCTGCGCGCCGTGCGCCATGTCGTAGATGGCGGCCACACGCTGTCGGACTCGGTGTTCGTTGATGGAGGTCATCAGCTCGTTGAACTGCAAGAGGTCGAGACGGTCTAGGTACTCGGCGTCGAATCCGAAACCGACTGCGGCGACGAAAGCATCTTGGAGGGCTCGCCACTGGTCGGGTCCGGCTTCGCCGAGGTTTGCTCGGAGTCGGCCACGAGACCCTCGATCTTGGCCTTGACCAGCCCGACCAGGGACTCCCCCGTGTCACCGAAGGTCGTCGCGTTCGCCTTCATCCAGCCCTGGAACATCTCCACCAGCATGGGCGCGTCGAGGCCTTCGTAGTCGCTGTCCTCGCTGTCGTCCCCGTACAGGAACTCTTCAACCTCCTGGGCCGAGCGCTCCCGTTTGTACGGGAACTCGTCGCGCAGGCTGTCCATGAACAGCTTGCCGAGGAGGATTAGCGAGCGGGCGTCTGCGAGCGTACCGAGGATCTGCGAGATCGCCTTGGCGCGCTCGGTCTGGCGGTGCTTCGCCATCTCGATCGAGATGCCCTTCGTCTCGATGTCCTCCATGAAGAAGTCGCCCTCGTGCTGGCGCTTCACGTTCGAGGACGTGTCCTTCGACTGGTCAGTGAACAAGGTATTGATGGCCTGGGCCACCGGCTCCGCGAGGTCGCGGGCCTCGGTCAGCAGACCGACGCGGTTCGGGTAGAACCGGAACTCCTGGCCGTTGACCTGATGCTTGATGCTCCGCTTGTCGCGGAACGTGAACTTCTTGAACCGACTCATGGTGTCATCTGCCTTTGTGACGGGTATTGGGAGTGGCCCCGGGCCTTGCGAGCCCGGGACCGTGAAGCCTCACGAGATCAGGACTACGTCTGCTGGTCGTAGGTGCGGACGGTGAGCACCTGCGACGTGCCGCTGACCGCCGAGTTGACCTCCGCGACGCCCTTGAAGGTCATCTTCTCGAACTCGTCGCCGATCAGCGGAAGGTCGCCGTCCGAGGACAGTGAGACCTTGTGGAACAGGTACTCGGACTTGTTTCCATCGTCGCAGGCGTTCGTCTGGACGAACAGCAGCGCGCCGCTCACGGCGGCCTCGGTCAGCGCGTTGACCTGATCGAGGTCCTGCGCGACGGTGGCACCCGCCGTGATGTTCCAGCCCGCCACGTCGCCGTCCGCGATGAGCACGGAGGTCGGCAGGAAGCGGATCAGGCCCATCTCGGCATCGATCTCGAAGTCCACGCCCTCGGCGAGAGCGACCGCAGCCGAGGCCGGGTCCTCTTCGACGACGTAGGTGACGCCCGCAGCGCCGAGATCGTACACGCGCTCGCCCGTGTCGCTCTTGAGCTGATACCACGCGCCGAGCTTGACCGAGGAGCTGATGATGGCGTCTTCGGCGTTGACCCAGGTGGTGTCATGAGGGTTGTTGTACACTTCGGTCGAGCCCGAGAAGAAGTCCGCGAGGTTGTCGAAGTTGATCTCGTCCAGGCCGAATGAGAGTCCGACCTCTTGCGAGATGGTGCAGCGCTTGTCCGTGAACTTGAGCTGCGAGCGGCTCGACTGGTGCTTCACGTCTTCGGCGGACACGGTGATGGTGAACTCGGGCGCGTTGCCGAGGTCTCGGAAGCCGTCCGAGTCGGGCAGACCGGCGGCGGTCAGCTTGGCGAGGCGCACGATGCCGCGCCCGAGAGTGTAGTCCCGGGTGTCGGGAGCGCCGCTGGAGTTGATTCCGGGCATGGGTTATCTCCTGTCGGAAAGAAGGGTTTCAGTAGCTACTGATGGCACAGCTCGGCGACGAATCTGTACGTCGCTTCCGTGCCGTTCGACGCCCCGCCACGCGGCGGGTGTTCGTACTGGACCTCTTCGAGCAGTAGCATGACCGATTGGTCCCTGCCGTCGCCGAGGTCCTGCGGGATGGTGATGGGCGAGCGCATGAGGTCGATCTCGAAGTGCTCCAGCACCACTTCGGTGTCGAAGCGGAGCACCAGGAGCCACGCCCATCCCTGGCGCTCCTGGCGAAACTCGCGACCGTACTCGGGGTCCACCCCAAACACGCCACGGATCTCGTTGGCCTCGGCGGACTTGACCGACTGCGCCGCACCCTCGGAGAGGATGCTCGGGCGAGCGACCGAGTACACCGCCTCCGGGAACGTGCCCGCGTAGGCACGCGCTTCGACGGCGGCTTGGATGGCGGTCTTGTAGCCCATGGTCTAGTCTTCGGCGGGTGGATTCACGCCGCCCGAGCCCTTAAGGCTCATGCCCACGCGAGGCGTGTTGGTCGGGAACGAGGTCTGGCAGTCCGGTGTGCCATCCCAGATCTGCACGTCGTCGCAGGAGACGCCGCTGGAGTCGGCCAGCTCCTCCAGCGCGGCGGTGATCTCCAGCTCGCAGCGGCGCAGCTCCTCGTCCAGCTCCATCGAGGATCGCTCGCGGACGGGCGCTTCCTCGTTCCATCGGGCGTTCACGTCGCCGCTGGCGTCCATGAACGTGTTCGGGAGGAGGCGCAGAAGTTCGCAGCGAACGATCTGCACCTCCGTGGTGGTCGCGAGGGCGCGGAGCACCTCGTCGTCGGTCGTGGGCACCTCCGTGAACGGGAGGGCCACGAGCACGTTCGTCCGGGCCGTCCCCAGCGCGCGGTAGAAGCGCAGCCGCGCCCGGAGGGTCGCCTCGTCGATGATCGCCTGCGTGTCCAGCGCGGAGGCGGGCACGGCAGACAGACGCAAGCGCTCCAGGAGCGTCGCTTCGTCGGCTACGAACAGGGGTGCGGCCATGATGGACTACTCCTCGGTGCTGGGGGCTTGGGCACGGACCTTGGCCGCTTCGAGGTTCGCAGCGGCCTCGGCGGACAGGTCACGGGTGCCGGTCTTGAGGGCGGACCCGCTGGCGCTCTGCTCCAGCTTGTCCAGGGCGAGCGCCACCGGGCGCGAGCGATCGTTGACCGGCGCGACCACCTGACGCATGCTGGGCTCCCAGCCGCTCGTCAGGAGCCGCACGGCGGCCTGCTCGTCTTCGAGCTGGTCCGCGTCGTACTCCGGGTCGATCTCCAGGACCATGATGAGCAGATCCTCCATGGTCTTGCCGACCAGGGTGCTCGGGTCCACGCGGAACGGGTTGGCGGCGCGCGCCTCGACGGCGGCCTGCGCGTCTTCGACCGAGACCCCGGCGGGGGCGATGCGCCCCTCGGAGAGCCAGCTCTGGATGTCGGCGGCGGGGAAGATCCCCGGCGGCAGCAGTTCGCCCTGCATCACCATGTCGCGGCGCGACATGACGAACCCGGTGGACTTGCCACGCGGCAGACGGATGGACCCTCGGACGACTCGGTACGCTTCGTTCTGTTCGCTCACGGTTGCCTCCTTGGCGATTCGGCACATTGGCCGAAGTGTGTTCGGATTCGGCTAGGAAGGTGAATCGGGGCCGGGCCAGCCGAGCAGCCCGGCCCCGATGTCGTTGTCGTCCGTCAGGACTAGGCGAGGACCTGGATCGAGACGGTCGCGTTCGAGCGACGCGGCACCGGCATCGGATTGGACTCGACCAGGAGCATGCGGGCGCTCGGGTCCTCCTCTTCCCAGGACTTCGAGAAGCGCTTCGACTGGAGCACCTTGCCCGCGCCGATCGCCTTCATGTCCTCGATCGCACCGTAATAGGTGACGAACTGGGCCGCCGGGGTACGCGCGACGAACTCGGCGTACTTCGGACGGATGAGGTCCACGGGGGAACCGGCCACGTCCACGGTGCGACCGTAGCGCCAGACGCGGATGCCGTGGACGTAGGTGCCCAGGTACAGCGCACCGCTCTCGGCGATCTGCTGGGTCAGGTCCACGGTGCCCGTAGCCATGCGCCGCACGTCGAGCAGGCTCGATAGCTCGCTCGGGGCGTCCGCCAGGAAGGCGTCCGCCGCGTCGGTGCCGAGGATCACGTCGGTGACGTTCAGGCTCACCGCGTCGTTGACGAGCTGGGCCGCGTCGAGGAAGTCCTTGCGGAAGCTCGCCGTGGTCTCGTTCCAGCGGTCGCCCGCGCCTAGAGCGTAGTCGTGGGTCGCATCGCGCGGGAACGTGATGGTGAAGGCAGCCTCACCAGCGGTGTAGCTGATCGCACCGCGCAGAGCGAGCGCGCACAGATACTCCTCGGAGTTGGTGATGTCGTCCATGAGCATCGACAGCTCGGACGCCATGTACTCGCGCATGGCCGACTGGATGCCGCCCGCACCAGGGAAGATGACCGACCCGGGGCGACGCTTGTTCAGCAGCTCGCTCGGGGTCATGGGCCGCTTCACGCGGATGTGGGGCGGGGTGATGACGCGGAACGATTCGTCGCGCCCCGTGGTCATCACGGCAGCGCCGTTGCGCTCCACGAACGGGGCGATCTGACGCCCACGGTCGAGGAAGCTGAGTTCGATGTTCCGCGTCGGGACGGTCACGGCCCGCGAGAACAGCATGTTCTTGAGGAAGGCGTTGGGGGCCTTCATCTCGTTCACGGCGGGAGTCAGCGTGCTCCAGCTCAGAACGTCGGCAGAGGTCGGCATTTCGATTCTCCTTTACGTCGGTTGGTTGTTGAGCGGAAGCTCGGACTAGGCCACGTCGGCGAGGCCCTGGACGATGATGCCCGCGTCACGGACGGACGAGTCGGCGAGCGCGGTGTCGAGCGTCGCCTGCGTCTGCCCGGCGGGCAGCGGGATGTCGTCGTAGTGGACGAGGCCGCGCTTGAAGACGACGATCATCGTCTCCCCGGTGTCGGACCCGGCGTGGGGCGCGTCGGGAGCCCACAGGAGGCCCTGCACGGTGTTGGCGTCGGCGTCGGCCCAGACGCCCCAGGTGCCGTCGCCGTTGTTCACGAGCGGCGTCAGGTGGGGCAGGTCGGCGGCGGCACCGAGGGTCTCCAGTTGCGACGGCACGATGCCGTCCTGATAGGGGAAGGCGCGAAGGTTCGGGGTCTGCGAGACGGCATCGCCGAACAGCTCTTTCGGTTCGAGGGCCATGATTGGCTACTCCTTGTCGGTCGGGTTGTTGGTGTCGGAAGAAGAGGTTCGGCGGCGACTAGCCGATGACCTTCATGCTGGAGGGGGCGCTGCCCATCAACTCGTTCGCGAGCTTCGCGATCGCGAGGCCCTCGTCGCTGGCGGCCTTCGCCAGCTCGTCCACCTCGTCCTGCGCGGACGGGGTGCGGGCGGGCACGTTCGAGCGCTTGCGCGCCTTGAACAGTTGGACCTGGAGCGCGCGGACCTCCTTGGAATCCTCGGGTTTGGCCTCGATCCCGGCCTCGTTGAGGTCGGCCAGCGACGGGCCGGTCTCGGCCATCGCCTTGCGCATCTCGGCGATGTCGTCGGCGGACAGCTTGCCCTCCGCGACGGCCTTGCGCAGCTCGAAGCCGCGCAGCGCGCTCTCGTAGTCGGCGAGCGCCTGCGGGTCATTCACGTCACCCGTGAACGTCGGACGCTGCTCGGCTTCGGCTTCGGCTGTGGCGGCGGCGGTGGCGTTCGCGTTCGCGTTGCCCTTGTCGCCACTCTCGTTGCTCTCGGACTTGGCCGTGAGGACTTCCTTGAGCGACTTCGCCAGCTCGGTGAAGCTCGCCTTCTGGGCATCCAGGATGGCCTGGAGTTCTTCTTTGGTCATTTCAGTCTCCTGAACGCCGCCCATGCGAGCGGCAACCCGTTGTGACGCAGCCACGATATCCACTTGTTCGACGGCTGCGGGGCCGAACAGACTCACACCGTCCCAGTCACCATCGCGATAGGCCGCGCGGAGAGCAGGGTCGTTGATCTTGATGCGGGCGGCGGCACCACCGGACACGTCCACCGCGTTGCCCTCGTAGTCCTTCCAGTCCGCGAAGCGCCCGTCGGACTTCTGGATGGTGAAGACCTCCTGGATCGCCACCGCGCCGCGCGGGAGCACGTCGCCCTCGTGCTCGATGTCCAGCTTGCCGCCGTTCGCGATCAGCGACTCCATCATGGAGTCGATCGCGGTCTCGGTGTCGGCGAAGTCACCGTCCGCATCGGCGAGGCCCTTCGGCCAGATGACCGTGAGCAGCTCGCCCTTCTCGGCGTCGATCGCCTTCGTGAGCGTGGCGAACTCGGCGGTGCCGTCCGACTTGTAGAGGGTGGTCAGGCCGTTCTTCCCCCGCTTGCAGAGGGCGAGGCGCTTGACCTCGGCGAGCTTGATGCGACGCATGGTGGTCTCCTAGCAGACGGCGAGCTGGCCGCGCACCGGGGTGCGGTGCGCGGCCTGCGTCGAGCCGGGGGCAGAGGTGAGGCGGTGGACGAACAAAACCAGGATTCTGCTTGCAGACGGCACTAGGATGTGCTACCGTTCGTGCATCTGCCAAGTTGGCAGGCGTGGCCTGCCGATCTGGCAGTCAACGGCACCTTAGCACGCCCAGAGGGCTGTGTCAAGGAGAAATCGCGATTTTCTACCGGCAGGGATAGAGCTATCCCCGGGACGCTGGGGCGCTCACCTGCACCACCCTGACGAGGGACCCATGACCGACACGAACTACGAGGTGATCCGCTCGGGGCGGCCCGACCCCACGGACATCCACGGGAATGGCTCGATGCTGTTCACCGTGCTCAAGAAGGCGGCCAAGCTGGCCGCCGACGACGCCGAGCGCGGCCAGACGAACCAGGGCATCGCGGTGGGCAAGAAGGCCCACCTGATCGACAAGCTCACGGCGCGCGACCTGCGCGACTTCAACGCCACGCACGCCATCTGCATCGACGCCAAGAAGTCCTCGACCGTGGGGCTCGGCCACCGCGAGCAGGAGATCCACGACGTGCTCGACCCGCTCTGCCGCTTCTCGTGGCAGGACACGCTCGACGCGCTGGCCGAGGACTACTTCGAGACCGGCGAGTGCTTCCTCGAAGTGGTGTGGGACAGCCCCGCGCGCAACGAGATCACCGGCCTCTACCACATCGAGTCGGCGGCGATCCACGTCGAGGTCGAGGAAGAGGACGCGGCCAACCTGTTCCACTACATCGTGCAGGGCGAGGAGGACGGCGCGGCGACGCTCGTGCTCGCCAAGTGGGGCGACCTTCAAGACCTGCGCCAGCGCTTCGGCCAGAGCGACGAAGGGGCTGTCGAGGGCGGCGACTCCGAGCTGGGGGGCATTGACAACACGCCCGCGAACGACGTGATCCAGCCGAGCGACCGCGCGAGTGCGCTCGGTGGCGCGATCGCGAACAGCGAGGTCATCCACATCCGGCAGGCGTCGAACCGCTCGCGCTACTACGGCTACCCGGACTACATGAGCGCGGTGCCGTCAATCGAGCTGGTCCAGTGTATGACGCAGCACGAGTTCGACTTCTACTTCAACCGTGGCGTCCCAGAGTTCATGCTGTTCCTGCTCGGCAAGAACATCGGCTCCTGCTGGGACAAGATCAAGTCGCTGTTCAAGGCGAGCCAGGGCATCGGCAACTCGCACAAGGGCGGCGCGGTCCACATCCCCGGCAACCCCGAAGAGACCAAGGTGCAGATCGAGAAGCTGGCGATGGAGGACGCTGGGAAAAGCGGCTTCGCCGAGAAGTCCGGCACGCTCGACATGCGCATCGCCACCGCCCACGGCATGCCGCCGCAGCTCGCCAACATCGCGCTGCCCGGCAAGATCGGCGCGGCGAACGAGGGGCCGAACGCGATGTTGACCTTCCAGATGCGCAAGCTCGGGCAGGCGCAGAAGAACTTCTCCCGCATGTTCGCGGCCACCCTCGGCGACGATGGTGTGAAGTTCGCGCAGCCGACCGGCGGCTCGAAGGCGCTCGGGGCCGATCTGTGGACGGCGAAGAACGCGAAGCCCATGGATGACAACGGCGTGCCGCAGTTCGTCCAGCCGGGCAACGGCTTCGCCACCATCCTCGACGGCATGACGCTGGGCGCTCAGAACACCATGGCGTCCATGCGGGAGCCGATGGCCGGGTCGGGCCGCAACCCCGCCGACGGCCTGCTGGGCGGCGCGCGTGACCGCAAGCCCGGCGATCCGAAGCAGACCCGTCCCGCTGCTGGTCAGCGTCCTTCCGCCGCGCCGAGGCCGTAGTGCTCGACCCGAAGAAGGTTGTCCGCCGAGTGCTCCAGGAGATCGGCGAGCGCGAGCTTCGCAGGGTGCGCAAGTCCATAGGCTCGCGCACCCTGCGGGCCGCCATCCGGCTCATCATCAACGAGTCGGAGGAGCGCGCGGACCTCTTCATCCCACACTACTGGGCGGTCTATTACCACGACGGGCGCGGCCCGGTGCGCCCCGTCAACGCGCGCAAGCTGGTGTTCTTCGACGACCCGCGCGACGACCCGCGCCTGCGCAACGGTCGTCCCGTGCGGGAGTCGGAGGTGCAGCGCCTCACGCGCGAACAGTACCAGGAGGGGCTGCGGCGCAACGCCGAGCGCGCCGCGCGGGGCGGGCGTCCCTTCATGTACGTCGTGGACTCCGTGGGTCCTGCGGCCCCGCGCCCGTTCTTCACGCAGCTCGAACAGGGCGCGGCCAAGCGGGCCGACGATGTGGTGCTGCGAACCTTCGAGCGCGAGCTGCTCGACGCCATCGACAAGGACCCGAGCACGAAGTCCGAGACGCGGATCGCCGACCTTGGCTTCGGCTTCTAGGCATCACTTCTGAGCGCTCGGGCAGCTGCCGCACCCGTCCTGTACCACCGGCAGGCTGGAGCGTCCCAGCGCCTCGCGGTAGCGCAGCACCAGCTCGTACTCGGCCTCCGTGATCGCCATGTCCACGGCGACCTCGTCCAGCGCCGTCTCGCTCACGCGCGAGCGCACGGGCCGCCACACGGCAACCGCCGCCCAGGCCAGCGTCATCACGCCCTCCATGGCGGCAGCGGCGTACATCCCAAGGGAGGCGTAGGCGACGGTGTACAGCCCCAGGAACGCCGACGTGACGATGCTGCTACGGCGCGGCACGCCCGCACGAGGGTCCATCAGGATCGGGACCAGACAGGCGGTGAATACGAAGCCGCCCGCCGCGAACGCGAGGTCTTGCCACATGGTCAGCTCGGCTTGATGTCGAGCCCCTCACGGGCAGGGGCGACGATGGTGATGGTGCCTTTGGGAGAGGTGGGGCGGACGTACTTGCCCGCCCCCTCCCAGACCCGCCGGGCAAGCTCTCGCCCGCTCGGGTGTTCGATGAGCCTCAGCACCACGTTGGTGCCCTCGACGGTGATGCGCTGCTCGACCTTCATCAGATGGTGAGCATCTCGGAGATCGTGTCGCGCTCGTGCTGGCAGATCGTCCAGCGCTTGCCCCGGAAGGTCGCGACATCGCGGCCCACCTTCACGAACTCGCCATCGACGTGCCCGGTGCTCGGGTCGATCGTGACCACCAGGAAGCCGCAGCTCCAGCCGGTGAACTCGACCGGCCCCTGGATGTATCCGGCGGCGACGGCCTCGGGGTGCGCCATGCACGGCGTCTGATACCAGTCGATCACCCCGGTCGAGAACGAGCCCGCGCTGACCATCTGCCGGTCGTGCAGGTGGCCGTTCGTGCCGTTGGTCATAAACCGGGCCATGTGCTTGCGCGGCGCGTCCTTGCCGGTGAGGAAGCCGTGAACGGTCGTCCAGAGCATCTCGCCGTCGCGCCCCACCAGCGTCTCCCAGTTCTGCGCGATGTCCACCTGCCGCTGGCGCGCGGAGAGGTGCAGGAAGTTCGAGCGGCACACGAGACCGATCTCCAGCTCGTCGAGCTTGAACAGCTCCGCGAAGCCGAGGCTGTCGAGCGACGCGAACATCGGCCCCTTGTCGGCGAGCGCAGTCACGAGGCGTACGTCGTGGTTCCCGATGAGGAATCGGATGTCGCACTTCGGCCCGGCATTCTTGCGCGTCGGGCGCAGCACCTTCTCCACGGCCCAGTTGATCTCGTCCTGCACCGTCATCGGGAAGTGCCCCGGGAACTGGCGGTGCGTCGAGAGCTGCGGGAAGTCCACGAGGTCGCCGTTGATGCGCACCGCGTCCGGCTTCAAGTCGCGGATCACGTCGTGCCAGACGCGCAGCGCGAACGGGTTGCAGAAGTGCGAGTGGAAGTCGGAGCCGATGACCAGCGTGATCGGTTTGGTGCCGATGCGCAACTTGCGGTAGGCGTCGCCCCACGGGAGGACGTGCTTGTCCGCGTACCGGGCCAAGTCCTGCGCCCGGCTGGTCTTCGAGATGTTGCGCTTGACGGTGCGCGTCGCCAGCGTCTCGGCGAGCCCCGCCTTGCGCTGGAACTCGGCCCAGGTGCCGAAGCAGAAGTCCACCAGCGTCGTACTGTAGTGGCCGAGCTGGCGGTAGCGGTCGCGGCTCGACGACGGGCCGAGGATCTCGCGCGGGATCTCGGACACGCGCACCAAGTCCTCCTTGAGGAGGTGCATGATGTCCTCGGCGAGCGTCGGGTCCTCGCGCAGGTCGCGGAGGAGCTGGCGCGTCTCGGCCCGCTTGTTCTTCGCCTCGGAGACGAGGGCGGCGAGCTTCTCACCTCGGGCTTCGTGCTTGGACGGCTTCTTCTTCTTGTCGGTCATCGGGTTTCGTAGCCCCACTTGGCGAGCAGCAGCGCGTCACCGACGTGCTTCCACTGGCCGCGCGAGATGTGGTTGAAGGCAGCGGGTGGTGTGTTGGGGCGGGCGTAGCGGTTGCTGCCCGACCCGACGATAGTGTACCCCCATCCCAGCGCCTTGTACAGTCGAGCTTGCATCGCGTGTTTCGCGACGCTGCCCTTCCACTCGAACGGGGTCGGGACGACGATGCGCGCAGCGCCGTACCACTGGGCTGCCCAAGCTATTGCTGCGCCGGTCGTGTGGGCCAGTGTGAAGAGGTCGCGCGGCCGGGCGCGGCGGCCGTCCACCTGCTGCCCTTCGATGGCTACGACGCCCACTCCCATGGGCCAGGCTTCCGGCCGGGCCTTCCACAGCCGCCGGGCCATGAGCACCTGCGACTGCTCGCCCTTGCCGGTGGCGTGGACGACCATGGCCGTGACCGGCCCGTCGCCCCACAGGGCGATGGACAGGTCCTTGGTATCCGGGTCGATGCCGATGGTGTACTTGTGCGTGCTCATGGTCAGGATGCTGGAGCCAGGAGAAGTTCTTGGGGGCGCAGGATGCCAGTGTGTGCTGCCTTCCCCCGTGTCGAACTCTGTGCCTCCAGGTCAGGGCATCATATCCTGGGTCCGGGTGCCGGTCAAGCGGAATCCCGGATCAGTAGCGCTCCTCTTCGGAGATGCCGTGCTCGACGACCTTGCGGTACATGGTGCTCGCGCCGATGCCCAGGATCTCGGCAGCGGTCTCGGCGTGGCCGCCCGCCTGCCGCAGGGCGCGCACCAGGACGGCGCGCTCGGCCTGCACCAGGGAGTCCGGCCCGAGGTCGGGGATACGGAGGATGATTGCCATGGTCAGCGCCCCTCCCCGGGCAGGTCGAACGGGTCGAGCGGCGCGATGGGCTCGGTCGGGAACAGGTCCATTTCCATCTCGGGCGCGGCCAGCGCCTCGGCCCGCGCCCGGCTCTCCTCCTCGGCCTCGGCGTCGGCCTGCGCCTCCTCCTCGGTCATCCCCGTCAAGCTCGGGTCGCCCGGGAACACCATGGCGACAGGGCGGCGCAGCTCGCCGTTGACGTACTCGGTCTGGTCCGCCATCACCTCGACGCGGTGGGCCGCCTCCATGACGCGGATGACGCGCTCGCCGTAGCCGCCCTCGCGGAGCGCCTGAGCGATCGTCAGCGCGAGGTCGAGGTTCGTGCGGCGCGAGCCCTGCCGCATCCACACGAAGCCGACCGGGGCGTCGGGCGCGGGCAGCATGACCTCCACGTCGTAGCCGAGCACCTGCCCCGCGCCGATCGAGACCGGCATGTTGCGGATGTGCGCGACCTCGCGCTCGGTGTACGGCGGGCGCGGGCGCGGGTAGCGCTCGGCCAGCTCGTCCATCCGCGCCTGCATGGCGGACATGAACTCGGCGGCGCGTGGCGGGCGGTCATCGTTGACGAGCATGCCCTGGATCATGGCGTCGCGCAGCACGGTCAGCGATGCGATTGCCTTGGTGATGTGGGACAACCCGGAGTCGGGGTCGATGTCCTCGCCCTCCCACCACGAGTCGAGGTGGCGGCGCGTGGCGTTGATGTAGACGCTCGCGCGCACGCCTGCGACGCGCCAGTTGTAGCCGCCGTACTTGCGCGCGCCCTCGGACAGCGCAGCGCCCAGCTCGTACAGGACGGGGACGGGCACCGCCGAGTAGCTCGGCTTGTTGCCCCCGATGGCGTCCTTGGGGTTGGTGTCCTTGGTGCGCTGCGCGCCTTCCTCTTCGAGGTGCGCGAACTCTGAGATTCCCGGGCTCATGCTGCTGGTCTCCAGACTTGAAGTTGGTTGGTTTCGGGGTCACGCACCGGCTTGGCAGCCTTCGTCCACACGGAGGTTAGGAGCGCTTCGTCGGTTCGCATCTTGATCGAGGTGAGCACCATCTCCGCGCCCTCACGCATGAGTCGTGCGACCTCCTCACATTGGGCAGCCCACAGTGAGCTGTCCTTCGTCGTCTCGCCGATGAGCTGGTCATGGACGAACGCGATCGGTCGGCACCCGTACAGGATCGAACCCTGCGTCGGGTCGTAGCAGGCGCGGCTCACGAGGATTGCGCCCATCATGGCGGCCTCGGCACCGGGCGACTGCATGCACATGCCGTTGGCGGCAGCGCAGAACGACGCGCCGCGCCGCACGAGCCCCATGGGCGTCGTGTACTGGTAGAGGCTGCCGTCGCTGGATCCGTTGTACGGGTCGGTCTGCCCGCTGATCCAGTCGAAGAACATCGGCATCTCGGGGTACGTCGCGCGCCAGAACTCGCGGTACTCGAACGCCTCTTCCTCAGTCATCTCGACCTTGTAGGTCTTGCGCGCGAACTCCACCATCGTAGCCGGGCCGAGACCGCCCGGGAACCCGAGGCCAACCGGCTTCGCGAACGAGCGGAAGTGTCCGAAGAACTCCTGCACGTCCTTGTCCTCGTGCGACTTGAGCAGCTTGAACGCCTCGTACACGCCCATCGGCGCGCTGATGATCCCCTCCTCGCGCACGGCGGTCTGGAAGTCGCGCGCCAGGGTCGGGAGCCACGGCTTCTCCTTGGTGGCTCGCGGGTTGGACTTGAGCGCGAGCTGCGCGCCCAGGTAGCCGTGCAAGTCCACGCCCGCGTTGTACAGGTCGCGGTGGACCGACTCGCCGAACAGCTCGCCCGTGACATGGCCGACGCACGCCAGTTCCAGGCCGGTGAAGTCCACGTCGAAGAACACCGTGCCCGCGCGAGGGCGGAAGCAGCGGCGCGGGTCGAGGCCCTTGATCTCGTTCGGGATCTGCTGGATGTTGACGCTCGGATAGAGCCTGATCTCCTGGCCGTTCTCTTTGCGCTTGCCGCCATCGTAGCTCGACGTGCGACCCGTCTCCTTGATCGCATCGTAGCTCGGGTAGACGACGGGACCGCTCTGGAGCACAGGGATCATCTGGCTCTTGAGCTTCCCGAGCGACATGCGCTGGTGGTACTGCTCCATCACCGGATCCTTGAGCGCAAGGTACTCCTGCACCTCGGCGTCGCACTTGATCTGCGGCTCCGACTTCTCGCCGCCGTCCGTCATCGGCGGGATCTCGCCGAGGCGCTTGTACAGCGCTGCGAGGTGCGCCTGGAGCGCGGCTTGGTTCATCGAGCCGACCTTGCCCTTCGGCTTCTTCATCTTCACGCCGTTGTCGGCGAGGAACTGGCCCACCTCGGTCCAATCGTCGCCTTGCTCGTCCCAGGCGTTGTAGAAGTCCGCACCGTACTCCTGGTGGATCAGGTCGAGCGCCCGGTCCATGTCCTTCGTGTACGGCGGGCCGAAGCGCCCCTCGCCGCGCAGGATGCCAGCCTCTTCGAGCAGGTCCTTGGTCTGCTCCATCACCTCGTCCACCTTGGCGGACATCGCCTCTGTGGCCTCGGGGTCGGTCTCCATGCCCCACGCGCTCATCATGTAGAGCACGAAGTCCTTGACGATCTGGAACTCCTCGGTCTCGACGGACGCGAACGCGAAGTTCCGCATCCGCTCCTCCTGCGCGAAGTAGATGTCGGCGGTGTGCTCGCCGTCGTCCTTCGCGTAGCGGTAAGCGTCCTCGGGGTAGTCGGCGGCGCGCCAGCCGTCGAGCGTGCCGTAGTTCGCGCGCCAGCTCTCCTCGGTGTTGCCCTTGTCCTCGCTCAGGTCGAGCCCGAGGTACTGGCCCGCCATCGCCTCCATCGAGTAGCTGATGCGCTTGGAGGAGCCGTCCGGCAGGACCATGTTGTCGAGCCGCCCCGTGGTCGAGAGGTTGAGCAGCTTCTCGCGCCACATGGTGTCCGTGGCGAGCCCTGCGATAAGCTTGGCGTACACGAGCGGGATCAGGCGCGGGAACGTGTTGCAGATCACCGCGTAGTCGAACCCGCCGCGCTGCGTGACGACCTTCACCTCGTCGTCGGTGAGCATCCACTCCAACATGGTCTCCAGGCCGTCATCGGGATGGTTGCCCAACACGCGCGTCTCGTAGCCGTCGCCCTCGTCGTTCAGGACGGTGAAGATGCCGCACACCATGGGCGGCGCGATCGAGCCCGCGCCGATGCGGTGCGTCTCACTGTCAAAGAAGAGGAGGTCCATGGTTACTTGCGCTCCAGTTTCTCGAGTTGCTCGATCCGAGCGCAGACATCAGCGTTGTAGCGGATGATGTCCCACTCAGCTTCGCTGTCTGGCTTGGCGTGCTGGATGTTGTCCTGCAACCAACGCAAGGCTTCCCTCAGTTCTTGCAAGTTCATGTCGTAGATGCTGTGTTTGGTGAAGTGGTTCATCTCGGCGTGTACTTGTCTCGGGGCCTGCGCAGTTCGCGGATGATCTGGACGGGCATGCCCGCGACCACCACGGCCAAGAGTACCGTGACGATCGGGTGTGCGCCAGCAA